ATAATTAAAGGATTAGAGTGGTTCACGGTTGTGAATTGCGTTTATAAGGTAGTTAACGCCTATTATAAAAACTGCTCATCGACAGGTTTGTATCCGAAATCGACAAGAACAGGAATTAAAGTACTAATGTGTTCGGAATTGAGAAGCCTACGACCTTTCAAAAAGTGTTGAAGTGTTTTAGCGGCTAGCTTTGCTTCAACTTCAATAGATTTTACAGAAAGGCAACGTAATCGCCTCTCTGTAAAAAATTGCTGAATGTTTTTGAGTTCGCTATTCATTTTCAGCCTCGATTAATTCTACTTCCTCTCCAGCCCAATCATTCGCCCATCTTTGAAGTGTTTCTAAATCATCGCTCCACATTGCATTTGTGAAAGAATCACAACCAGATACTTTTGAAATTTCTGGCCAGTCTGAATTTTCATTAACATGATATTCAGTTGCAATACCCATTTCAATGTTTTGTCTAATTTTTTGTCCGCCGCCGTTGATTACATAAATTGTTGTCATTTTCTTAGTCTTTAAAAACAGTTGGTTTGTCTCTGTTTTATGTACCAAAAATAGTACTTATATTTGAATGTACCAAATAAAGTACAAGAAAAATGCAATTTATTTTTAAAATATTTTTAAGTATATGAATAACAGGCGTTAACAACAAATACATGTCAATTGCCGTTTGTGTTCGGAAAATCAACAGTATAGCCCGCAATTAATGCAGTTTGGTTCGACAGGCACAAGCCACGCATTCGGCAACTGCATGTATTTGCGGCCGTTATAGCCAATACTACATTCGTGCTTCGATTGAACTTTCGTGAGAAAAAGAATTTAAAAAATTTCCCCATCTCAAAAAAGAAAAAATAAAAGAAACCACATCCACAGTCCAACCATTTCCAAGTGCTTTAATTGCTTGTGTATCTGAAATTGAGTTTGTATATCCATCAGGTACAGTTTGTAATCGTTCGCACTCTAATCTTGTTAGTTTTCTAATTACGCCTTCAATTTCATATAACCCTGTTTTACCACCAATCCCACCGCTATTTGCATTTAGTGTTGCTGATTTACCATCGCTTGAATAAACCCTATTCCCTTGCGAAAAATTACGCTGTAATAGTTTTCCATTATCAAGCCAAAGTTTATGCGTTGGTTTCATCACACCACCCAAACAAACTAAACCAGAGTTTGAAGAATGTTTATCAACAGGAATAAAAAGTAAAGTATCTTTTGAAACAGTTGTCATAGCATTACTTTTTTCAGTTCCGTTCAATTCATACTTTTGAATTACCTTTCCCTTTTCATCGTATCTACCTCGTTGGGCTAATCCTAAACTTTGTAATCCATCTTCGGTAATATCTTTTAGTAAAATACTTTTATCGTTTGGTAATCCTTTTACTGGTATGTTTGTCCAATAATACCTCACTCTATTTTGTGCTGATACTAAATTTGAGTTTATCATTATTGGTTCAACCCCTAAATAACTTGAAATTATATCTTGGTATTCTTTTTTCATCTTTACATTTTCCAATAAAAAGTAAGTCGGATTACATTCGTTTTTCAATCTCATAAACTCAAAAAAAAGTTTACTTCTTGGGTCATCAAAGTTTAGTTGTTTCCCTGCAAAACTGAATCCCTGACAGGGACTTCCACCAATCAATAAATCAATCTTTGGCAAGTCAGCACCTCTTACATTCAAAACACTTCCTAATTGCTTTGTATTCGGATAATTTGCTTGTGTTACTTTTATCGGTGATGGCTCAATTTCAGATGCAAAGTAATTTTCAACTTCAATTCCTGCTCGTTCCAATGCTATCTGTCCACAGCTAATACCATCAAACAAACTCAATACATTTATTTTTTCTTTTCCCACGCTCATTTTTTAAATCCTTTTTTTAGTTCTTCGATTAAAGTTTTGCACTAATTAAACCGTACTGGCTATAACACGTGCTATAAGCAAGTTTGCCAATAACACTTGTGCTAAATTTGAAAGTCTGTCTAAGGCAAACCTGCTCATAGCACCATACGTTAGCAACAAGGCTATTCAGCACCACAACAACAATCTGCAACGTGAACTGTTTGTCCTTTTATATTTTGCCAAGCTCCACAAGTGCAATTGCAAGCCCTTTCGTATAATTCCTCTTGTCTGCGCTCTTCCCAGTCATCTGAATCGTCATTATCATATTCATCGTCATCAAAATCCTCGTCATAATCCTCGTCATAATCAATAAAATGATTAGGTTCAGGTTTTACAATTTCTCCTAATGTTTTAAATAAATCTTCCATTTTATTAGTTTTTAAGTTTATAAATAAAGCCCAGTTGCTAACAATGTGTATAGCAAATAAGCCAGTCAAGTTAATATTTCAATTCAAAATTTAGTGCGTGGCTCACTTGCCATACACTTGTCCGTTAACGCCTATTATAAAAACTGCTCATCGACAGGTTTGTATCCGAAATCGACAAGAACAGGAATTAAAGTACTAATGTGTTCGGAATTGAGAAGCCTACGACCTTTCAAAAAGTGTTGAAGTGTTTTAGCGGCTAGCTTTGCTTCAACTTCAATAGATTTTACAGAAAGGCAACGTAATCGCCTCTCTGTAAAAAATTGCTGAATGTTTTTGAGTTCGCTATTCATTTTCAGCCTCGATTAATTCTACTTCCTCTCCAGCCCAATCATTCGCCCATCTTTGAAGTGTTTCTAAATCATCGCTCCACATTGCATTTGTGAAAGAATCACAACCAGATACTTTTGAAATTTCTGGCCAGTCTGAATTTTCATTAACATGATATTCAGTTGCAATACCCATTTCAATGTTTTGTCTAATTTTTTGTCCGCCGCCGTTGATTACATAAATTGTTGTCATTTTCTTAGTCTTTAAAAACAGTTGGTTTGTCTCTGTTTTATGTACCAAAAATAGTACTTATATTTGAATGTACCAAATAAAGTACAAGAAAAATGCAATTTATTTTTAAAATATTTTTAAGTATATGAATAACAGGCGTTAACAACAAATACATGTCAATTGCCGTTTGTGTTCGGAAAATCAACAGTATAGCCCGCAATTAATGCAGTTTGGTTCGACAGGCACAAGCCACGCATTCGGCAACTGCATGTATTTGCGGCCGTTAGCCTGAATCCCTTCGGAATGTGGTCAGTTATCTGACATTTCACCCCATCCGTGCGCGTGGCTCCATGCTTTGGTTCCAGGATTAGCGGCGCTGGTGTTGTAATTGCGCTCGATGCCGCGAAATTGTTTGATTAGCTCATCGAGTTCAGTAAGCGTGTATTTTCGCAATTCTTTTTTCAAAATACTGCGTTCGAGCATGAAGCGGTTGAAGCGGTCGAAGCTGGTTCCGGAGTGGATGCCGCAGCGCTGGGCAATGGCCAGAACCACCGAACGCTTTTCGCGAACATGGGCGGCAATAATGGCCTGCGTGTTGGCGGTTTGCATGTCGTTTTGCAGCTTCAGTACCAGGTCGGCCAGTTCGTTGTCGGTAAGTTCGCGACTGCTGCTGGTGCGGCCATTTGTCCAGGCAAAAACCAACTGGTGGTGCTGGTCGTTATCAATTCCAAGCCGGTTAAGCAACATCATAAACTGTCGTTGTTTTTGACGCCGTGCGGTGTTGTTCATTGGTTAAAATTTTGCATCCGTTCAACAAAATCATCGGCTAAAACCCTGAATGTTGGGTTGTTCGAGAGCAGCGCGTTTACTGTTTTTGTGGCATGTATTACCGTGGCATGGTCGCGGTTGAAGATGGCGCCAATTTTAGCCGTTGTCAATTTCGTGTTTGCCCGCATCCACCACATGGCCAGTTGCCTGAGTTCGACCAGTTCGCGCAATTTTAGCGGCGATTTCAACGCGTCGATAGAAACCTGTGTGCCGTATTCAACAGCTTCGATAATGCGGGTTTGGTTTACCTTTTTCCCTGAAATGCCAGCCACCTCGTTGTTGATTATCTGTGCCTGTTTTCCGCAAAATGAAACAGCCTCGTTCCCTGAAATATTTATAGCCAGCGATTTGTCGGGGCGCGAGTACACGTACTCGATCATGCCAATTCCGGGCAGGCCGTGTGCCGATGGCGGTATATTGGTCACCATTATATCGTACAATTGGTTCATGGTATGCGGCGTTTTACGGGTTGGGTTGGCGCTGCGGGTGTCATTGCCTGGCTGGCTGCTGCATAGTTTACTGCAGACGCCGGGGCGCTGCGGGTAATTATGGCATACAAACCATCGTCGACCGGCCTGGTTGCCATTAAAAACTGCACGGAATATTCTTGTACATTGACTGAATTGAAAAGGCTGCGTGCGGCCTGTGAGCAGGCTACAATGACACTGTTTGATTTGTAACGCCTGGCAGCAATGCCAAATTCATCGTCGGTCAACTGGATGTACCAGTCGGATGGGTGGTCTTCGTCCTGGAGGATGTTGACCTTCACGCCTTCCTTTATACCTGCAATTTGGCAGAAAGTGGTATTAAAGGTGAATGTACCGTTTTTGGCAACCCTCACGGTAGCTTTTCCGCGGGGCCTTGTTTTTAGACTTTTGATGTCGAATTTACGTAGTTTCATATCCGTTTAATTTAAAGTGAATCGGCAAATAATTCAACCAGGCGCTGGCGGCGGAACACCTTAGTTTCTGGCGCAACTTCGCGGCGTGGATAACTCCCGTCAACACAGCGTATGATGACATTTCCAAAAAGGTCGTGGCCTGATATGGCCCACATGGTGCGCTCCATTGCCGAGTCCGAAAGGTGAAACCGGTCGGTAGGGTGGCACTGGCCAATGGTGGTTTCAATAAGTTTCGTTTTCATTTTTCTTCTTTTTGGTAGTAACCTGGCATGTTTTCAATGATCATCTCTATTTTTCGTTCGGCTTCGGAACGGGTGACGTACACAGCGCCCGAACCAAACGAGCGCCAACCTCCGCTGCCATTGCTTGTTTTTTTGGCTATGCGCCATTTTTGTTTTCGCCCGTCGTATTGAGGGCGGAGAATTTCAGCTTCCATTTTTGTTACGGTTTTGTTTCAAATCGCGCCACGAAAGCACTGCGACCAGCGCAATAAGCGCTGCTTCGGCTGCTGCTATGGTAATTATTATCCACATGGCATTTTGTTTTTGGTTCGAGCCGGATGAGAGGTTCGAACTCCCGACCACCTGACTACAAAACAGGCGCTCTACCACTGAGCTAATCCGGCAAAAACAGGCGGGGCGCTACGTATAAGGCAATGTTCCCGAAAATCTGAAATTTGAAAAATTAATCAAATGCCCCGCCTGGCTATGAGATAAAGAACGCCGGGAAATTAAGGCCTCCCGTGGGCCTGTTTTTCTTTCCATTTATTCAGCCGGTACACTTCAATCTTGGCCTGTTCGCGGGTAGGGTATTCGGCTATTTTTTCGCCGTGATAACCTTCACCGACGCGCGACCATTTGTATATCGCCCACCAGGTTCCTTTTGGCTGATATGTGTACCGCTGCTTTGTCATTCTGTGGCTTCCTTTTTTGGCTCTACAAAAAAGGTTTCTTCTTGTATTACCTCTATGCCCACGCGCTGAAATTGTTCTGCAATTTCGGGTAGGTCGCGGTCGGCCAAAAGCTTGTCTTTTGCCGGTTCTTCGCTGGTGCGCACATAACCTGGAAGGAACTCTTTTAAGAGGTTGGTCACGGCACCCCAGGTAAAGCCACGCAGGGTTTTCAACTTTGGCGTACCTGTGCGGAACCCAAACACGCCGTGAGTGGTTTCGAGGCTTTTCTTCTTCGCGAAAAGGTCGTCCTTGTTTTCAAACGCATACACGTTCATCACCTCAAAAGCGCGGTCTTTTTCTTCCTGCAACACGGCCAATTTGTCCTGGTATTTTTCCCGGATGCGGGTAATTTCAACATCCATTTTCGATGTCACATTTTGAAACATCGCGTCGGCGGCAGCAAATGCCGCAAATGAAGATTCGAACTGGTCGCGCGACACTCCCGTCACGACGACTTTTTTTTCTCTTGTTTTTGCCATAATCATTACTTAATTAAGTGTTTATAATTTTGTTGTAAGTATTCATAAATTCGGCTCTGGCCTCTGTATTTGAGTAAGGGTAGTAGTCTATTTCGCAGGTAATTTGCTCCATCCATTCAGCTTTCAGCAGTGCCTTGTCGGCCTTTTCCACCTGCCGGTGCAGCGGGTACCTGAACCCAAATTTTTCAGCAATTACGCGCATGAGCTTGTACTCCCACTCGCGGTACTGTGGCATCATAATTTTTACGGGCGTGGGTATGTCTACCAGGTAGGCTTCGCTGGCGTCGTGCAGTAACGCTGCCAGTTGATGCTCGGGGTCGACCAGTTCGGAAGCCCTTACTGAATGCTCGGCAACTGAATAAAAGCGCATGGTGTGTCCGGTAAACCTGCAAAGGTTACTAAGCGCGTGGGCGATGTCGTCGATACAGATTGCGTCCGGATCGGGATTGAAAACATTGATGGTTCTACCGGTAAACGTTCGGATTATTCCCGGTTCAATTTCAGGTATGTTCATCGTAAGTTATTAATTATGTTGTTAATGTTTTCGCGGGTTTCGTCGCCAACCGGCGAGAAAAGTTCTTTTACCCTCCGCTCCTGGAACTTTTGAAAAACAGGCCCGGCATCGATAACGCGGTTATTAATAAGCAAGCCTGGAACTTCGGTTTCGACCCACTCGCAGCGGCCCTGGTATGCCGGAACCCAACGCCCGCGCATGTGAGGGACTACGATATAGCCGTTGCGCTGGAAAAACCGGGTAATTTCGTCGTCGTTAAAATTCACTTTCAGTATCATCATGTTATTTCAGTATTTGATATTCTTCAATGTCGGGCTTCACCCATTGTCCGGTTACCCGCTGCCGGGTTACTTCGATGTGGTGGTCGAGAATGTTAAGCTCGCGCAGTTTTTCCTCTGAGTAATTATCGATGATAGCTGCTTCGAGTTCGTCGCGGCGGGCAGTCAGTTGCTTAAGCTTTTGGTCAAGTTCCCATCGGGAACGGTCGTTGTCGTGGTGCATGTTTCGATGTAGTTAATGGTTTCGCCGGTGAGTATCTGTTTCATTTTTTCGGCCACCGGTATAGCCGACGAAAAAGCAAGCGACAGCCAGAGTTCATCTTTATCGGTATGTCCCGATAGTAGTTGCTTGTCGGCCTCGAAAACAAACCTGTAAGCAAACCACGCGTGCATGTGCGGGCTCGTGAACAAGGTTTTAAATAGTTTTTCCGGCGTGGCGCTTCGGAACTCTGCAATTCCGGTATATGCCGAAATCATGCGGTTTAGTTCGCGGCCTGTTTTCAAACGCTCCATCATCATGTCGATGTATGAGCAGAAGCAGTTGAAAAAAAGCTCGTACACTTCATTGTCAGAAAGCCGTTCAACCTGCATGTACCGCCGAACAGCGCGGGAAGTGAAAATGATTTCGTTAAATTGCATGGCTATGGTATTTTGGAAATACACGAATAGACGCGGGCATGTTGGTAAGCTTCGCCGGGATGTGTGCCACCACTTCGCCCTTAGCGTACCCGGCTTTCCCTTCCTCGGCAAAAGCCGAAAAACCACCGGTTATATTGCGGTTCCAAACCACCTTAATTTCTTCGGTAAGGCGGTAGCTTCGCTGGCGTCGTGCAGCAGGGCGGCCAGCTTCATTTCGTCGGGCACCATTTCGGCGCACAAAATGGAATGTTCGGCCACCGAGTAGAACTGGGCTGTGTGGCCGCTGAACCGGCACTGGTTCGAGAGCGCGTGGGCTATATCTTCAAGTATTACCTGGTCGGGCGTGAGGCTGGTCAGGTTTACCATACCGCCAGTGTAAGTACGAATTTCGCCGGGGGTGATAACCCCTGCCACGGGCGAATGAAACGGTTGCTGGTACTCTTTCATTTTGCAAAATTTTGAAACGTTTGTTCAATCAGCGTTTTCATGCCCTCGTTGTGCGGGGCCACCAGGCGTTTCAACCGGGCTTCGGTCACCTTTTCGAAAAGCTTCGAGGCTTCGGCCTGTTTGCCGTTAATTACTACCGCGTCGGCGGCATACTCGTGCCACTCGCTGCGGTTGTGGTGCGCGCTGTCCCAGCGCCCGAAGGTGCCTGAGACCACCTCGAACCCGTTGCGCTCGAAAAAGCGCCTGATTTCGTCGGTCGAGAAAAACAAGTTTACTATCATATTACTTCAGTACTTGGTATTCAGGAAGGCCATCTTTCACCCACTGCCCGGTTACCCGCTCGCGGGCCACGCGTATTTTATGGTCAATAATGTTCAGCTCGCGGAGCTTCTCTTCCGAATAGTTGTTGATTAACTCGGCCTCCATCTGTGCGCGGCGGCCTTCCAGTTTTGCCAAATCCTTCTCCAGGATGGCGGTGCTTTCGTTGTAACTTCCCATGTTTTCTTTTTTTAAAATGATTGCCTCTTTGCTCCAGAAAAACCACCACAAAGAGTAGGTGATAAGGCCTCCAAAGGCCATGCAGGCAGGGGCAATAGTGATAATTAGGTTCATAATTCAGATTTATCAAGTTGTTTTAATTGTGCTTTGGCGTTCACGCACATGTACTTCCGAAAAGTAGAGTAGGTGATGTGATAGACCGAACCGGCGGCATTGATGACGTTGTAATAGACCCATTTTTGCGACACGCCTTTCCGTTGAAATTCGGCCACAATATTCTGGATGTCGATTACCGTTCGCAGGTAGTTGATTCGGTTATACGCCATCAGTTCGAAATTTTCAGTTGCTCCACAATTTCGGCGGTAACCACATCCACAAAGGCAATGTCCTTGCGCTTGTTGTTGAATGCAAAACAGAGCGAGCGCAGGCGCTCAACAGGTATCGCGTTGAACGAACGCTGCCCGGCAGCGCGGCAGGCAATAGCCTTAATGGTGTCGATATTGCCGTCGATGTTCATTGCTTTCATCCAGGCGCCCACGGCGGCAATAAGGCGTTTGCGCAGGCGGTCGGATTCGGCCAGTTCGGGGTTAGCCTGATAGTCGAGCGCGTTGCACACTTCAATGAGTTCGTGCACGTTCAGGTCGCGCGAGGAGGTGACGCCATACTGGCCGAGTATGACGGCCTTGTCGTCGTTGCTGACGCCACATTTCCCCAACAGCGTGTGAAAACGCTTCAGGAGTGACTTCCGTTGTTTGTCAATTGTTGTTTCCATATCGGTTGTTGTTATTTATAATCCCAGTATTTTTGCGCCCCTTTGGGCCATATCACGAATTCATCCCCTCCGCCGTAGCGCGACTGCGGGAAAGCCTTGTAGCCTTCCACGTAAATCTTCACAAAAGCGTCGTACCGGATCGACTTGGCCACATTTCCTTTCGGCTCGCGCCCTTCGGCATGGCTGATGAAAATGAACAGCTTGTTCCGGAACCGGTCGCGGAGGAGTTTGTACTCGGCGTAATTGAGGCCGGTGTATTGCAGCGAATCGATGAAAATAACGTCGGGGCTTTTTGGCCTCGACAGCCGTTCCACCAGTTCGCGCACCGGCTCTTTGTCGAGGAAAAGAAAGTGGCGCTGCACGTCGGCCATTCCAATGTCGAGAATGGCGGTGCGCATCGACTTGCTTTTTCCTTCTTCCAGCGAGTTGAAGGCCACCCTGCGGAACCGGGCAATGTATTTGGCCAGTTGCAGGGCGAACCGCGTTTTACCGTTCACCGAGTTGCCCCAGATTATCCAGGAGCCTGTAAGTTCAGGTTGCCCAATAGAGGCCAGCCACGGCCCCTCGAAATCGAGGGTAACCGCCTTATAGGCCCGCAAATCGGAAACGGTAAGCGCCCTTTGTATCCGCATTTTCAGAATGTTAATGAACGGTTATGCGGCCTTTTGGCCGTTTTCAGCTTTCTTCACTCCGTGAATTTTCCGGCGCACGCGGCGCAGGTCGCTGTCGCTGTCGTTGATTATCTTTTCAATTTCGGTCCTCGATGTTACGCCGTTGGCTTCGCACACGGCCACAATGTCGGCAGCGCCGACGCCTTTCAGTTCAATACATTTGCGCCCGATGCGGCTCCAAATTTCATTATAGCCCTTCTTGTTCAGCCGCAACCCCTTGCGCAGCCGTTTTTCCAGGTGGTTGGTGGCCATCAGCACAATACCGCATTCATCTTCCAACTGGTTGTACAAAGTGATAAAGAAGTAGAGCACCTGGTCGGTGAGCTTGTCGGCCTCGTCGATAATGATAAGCGGCTTGTGGGTCACCTTCAGGTTGCGCACCACTTCGGCCATCATTTCGCCCACCGAGTAGCCGGTATAATCGCGGCCCATGGCGGTGAGCAGTTCCTGCAGAAACATTTTGCGGTTCCAGAAATCAGCCCCGCAAAGCATGTACACCTGGCGGGTGCCTTCGGTGAAGTGGCGGGCGGTAAATGACTTCCCGCTTCCGGCGTTGCCGGTAACAGCCATCACCAGCGAATTTTCCTTGGCGTCGGCCAAAAAGCGGGTTAAAAGTTTGAAGTCGCGGGTTTCAACCGGTTCCCAGCTTTCGTCGCGGTAGCCAATCTGACTGGCAATGTTGCGCCACATTTCGTCGGAAATGAGCGTGGTGTTACCCGCCAAAATCTGGCTGATGGTTGCCGCGCTCACGCCTTTCAGCGATGCTGCGGCCTTGTTTTGCGATCCGTAGCGTTCGCAGTAGGTTGATAATTTACCCGAAATTCGTTGTTGTTTAATGCTATCCATAATCGTTATTTTATAAGTGGTTAAATACTGTTTAATACATGTCGAAATAGTCTTCCTCTGCTTCCGGTTTTGCCGGGTTAAGCGCCTTTTTGGCCTCGCCCAGCCTGTTTTTATGCTGGCCGGCGCTGTCAACTATCAGCAATTTGCGCAGCGTAGTATCTTCCAGCGCCGGGTTTTCCGAAATGGTGGCCCTCACCAGTTCAGCCGATTTGGCGCGCACACTGGTGATGTCGGCTTCGAGCTGCTTGTTGTAATTGCGCACCAGTTGAAGCTGGTCGCTGTCGCCGGGTTTGCGTTCCTTCAGCGCCATGGGCTGCACGTATTTTTCGGTCAGCAGGTAACGCAGGCTTTCGTCCTCGTTCACGGCCAGCACCTGGGTGAGGTCGTCCGGGTCGTACTTCACCGTCCACTGTGTGGAGAAATGTTCGCGGAACGAAGGGTCGAAACAGTCGTAACTACGTTTCATTCCGCCTATGGTCGGGTTTAAGCCCGTACCTTGCAGCATAATTGTCTTTTCATTTTGTTCCCCGAATGCGAGGAGGAACCTGTCGGCAGGCATCGGCAGCCTGTCGGCTGGATTTAACAGGTTCCATCGTTCAACGTATGTTTTTTGTTTCAACGCCCGCTCGCGGCTGATAATAAGTTCAAGCTGATGGCAAACCCCTTCGTAATCGGGGAATTCGTTGCGGTATTTGTTCAGGTATTCAATGTTTGGTTGTTTGTCGCGGTCGGAGGTAATCCCGAATCCCGACCAGTTGGGCATCAACTGGCAATAGGTTTTATTGATGCGGTTGAAATAAGGTTCAATGATTTTGGCCTTGGCATTTTTCGCGCGGGCAGGGGTCGATTTGTCGGCAATGGCTTCGTAAAAAGGTGTCATCAGTTTAATCGCGTACCTGTCGCTTTGCACCTGGTGGGCGCGGAACATCGAACCGAAAAGCTCAACCGTGTGACGCATGGCGTTGCGCAGGGCCGCGCGTATCAGTTCCGGCGTTTCGTGTGTTCCAATGGCGTAACCCAACGGGTATTTCAGGTAAGCGTCCAGTACCACCACAACCGTGGGGCGGTGATGGTAAGTGGTGCGTCCGTTTTCGGTTTTCTGGTAGAGCAGTTCGGCGTCCCATCCGTCGAGTGTAAGGTAATAGAGCGGCGATGTAGGCGCCGAGCGCTTCACCTGCATGGACCGTTTGTTCGACAAGGCCACGGTCCCGCGCCTTCCGGCAAACGACACCAGGTCGAACTTGTCGCGCCACACGGCCACGGTCGAAGCGGTTATCTTCTTCCAGTTCATTTTTTCGGCCACTTCATTATACAGGGCGCGCACCTGTTCGTTGTCCAGATTTCGCGGGTCCGATACCAGTTCCAGGATGAAACTCTCTTTTACCTCGTCGTTTACCTTTGCTGCCGATTTATTCATGTAATTTTTGTGGATTAAGCTTGCGGGGCCTTCGTGCATGTACAGGCGGTATTTGGCTTCCAGGCGGCGCGGGTTGGCGGGCAGGTTGTGCGGGTATTTTTTGCGGTCGAGTTCCATTACACCCTCGGTAATTTGTTCCCAGGCACGTTTGGCCTTATGGCCCAGCGCGGCGCGTTTGGCCTTCTTGTCGGTAATCATGCGGTGAATAGCATCCAGCACAATGGCATTGGCGTAATACTCGCGGCGGGTTTCCTGCTTCAGGTAACGGCCATCGGGCAGGCGCAGGTTTTCAAAAAGGTCATTGGCGGGCTGATTGGGTTTTATAAGCGCCTCAATCTGGTTTTCCAGTGCGGCCTTTTGCGGGTCTTTTATAATTTGTTCAATGGTTTTAATAATTCGGTTCGGAAAACTATCGTAGGCAACCAGCGCCGGAGTGTTCCGGCATCCCCGGCGGAGTACCCGAATTTGGCCACGGTCGCGCAAATGGTCGTAGGTCTTCTTTGTGATGACACCTTCGCCGATGAGCCAGGAGGGTTCAACTGCTAATTCATTGTTGTAGTATTCCATCTTTTCTTTTTTTTTCTTTGTTCCCGGCGCCCGATTCGATCTGACAGCCTCGCGCCCTTTGCCGGGGTCCGTCCTTCCTGTTTACACTTCCACTCCACCACGTTCAATGGCGGCTTTCCGTATCTTTTTAGCCAATGGCGTATCAACCGTTCCTTTTAATGCCTCACGCACGGTAACGTGCGATACTTTGAAAATTTCCATTAGCTTTTTTTTATCTCCATGTTCTGTTAAAATTTTACCCATTGTTTTTATCATTTTGATGTTGTACCTTTATTCTCCGTTTCGATTATGAAACTTTGACAAAGTTGTGGAAAAATTTCCACACAAACAAATTATTTGTGGAAAATTATCAAAATATTGCGGAAAGAATTCTTTTTATTTTAAAAAAAGAAAAAATGAGTATTAGGGCTTTCGAAGAGGAAATTGGCACTTCTCAGGGAGTTTTAAATAAAATCATAAATAATAATGGTGACATAAAAAGCAGTTTACTTGCAAAAATTTTGGAAAAATTTCCACACTACAATCCTCTTTGGCTGCTTACAGGTACAGGAGATGAGTTGATACAACAAAAACCACTTATTTTTGAGCCAGATAATACTACTTTAATACTACTTGAACGAATTGAAAGCCTGGCTTCGGAAAATACCAGATTAAAAATGAAAATTGAAGACCTTGAACAGGCAAAAAAATATAAAAACATCAGCGCAACAAATATAGCCGCCGAGCCTTAGATTGTACACTCATTTTTCACAGGGAGAAGCACTTTTCCATTTTCACCCACAACCAACCTTCTGTAATAGCAGTAAAATCAACTATTACAGACCGTATTGTAATATTATGATAATGATTTATAGGGGTCTCCAAACGTTAAAAAAGGCGTTTTTTAGTACGTTTTTAATACTTATGATGTATGCAAAAGGCCTATTTTTTATCATTTTTGGGGTTCCATTTGGGGTTGCAATACGGGTTCCAATTGATTTTTTACTGTTTTTTTTAGTACAAAAAAAAAGCCTGGCAGTTAATCAACCACCAGGCAATAAAACCGGTTTATTTTGGGTGCATCAATAAAGCCTTTGGTGGCTAAATGGCGCGTTTTACAGGCTTTTTCATATATTTACCAGGTTAACTTAAAATATAGGCGTAAAAAGCTTATTTTGCATCAAGAGAGTTAAATCAAACTTAAAGCTAAAAACAATAATTTGTACAATTCGTTTTTTTCTTAATTTTGTAATACTCATGTAAATCAATTAATTATGAATAAATATTTGTACAATTTGTTTTTATCCCCGTAGATTAAAAATAAAAAAGAATCATGATGAAAAAAGTATTATTCAGCTTTTTATTAT